AGATTTGTTCGTTCAATGAAGATTCAAGTTCTTCCACTTTATTGGTCAATTCTTCCACGACATTTACTTTGTCTTCTGGAATATCAATATAGTGTTCTTCAAACAAACCTTTTAGACCAACGATAAAGTCTTCTACAATTTCAGCACGTAGACCTTTTTCGATAGCCAATTGATTTTCTTTCATCCATTCTTCAACCATATAGTTGAGATAGTCATCAACTTTAGCTGCCAATTCTTCTTTGATTTCTTCAACAGCAACTTCGAATTGTTCTGTCAAAGCAACTTCAGCTTCAGCGATAACTTCTTCAGCACGAGCGATAACGGCGGCTTCAAAAATTGTAGAAGCTCTTGTTACGAATTCTTCTGAAAGGTTTTCGCCACCTAAGAGAGCATCTAAGTCTTCTTTCATTTTTTCTTTTTTGAGCATTTTCTTTACCATTTCTTTATCTTCTTCCGCATCAGCGTGTTTCTCGCCTTTTTCTTTTTCTTCGGCAAGAGCTTCTTCTTCATCATATTCAGATTCTTCGTTGTAATTAGAAGAAGAAGAATACTGTTGAATACCTACGCTACCTTTGTTGGCCTTCATCATTTGTGGTGCCAATTTACCAGGCTTACGGTCACGAATTTGGTCATAAGATGTTTCGTCATCTTGATGTGAACCCATATCAGAAGAAGCACCTTCTGCGTCACCATTTGGATTTTCTTGTGGTTGTTTAGCCAATTTTTGCATTGGTTGTGAACCTACAGGAGGTGTAGCACCAGGAGGTGTTGCTGTCTTAGTGCCTTTAAAATAGTCTGGGAATTTATCGTTAACATCATTTGGTGAATCACCAATTTTGCCAACTTCTTGTGTTCCATAGGCAGTAGAACCTTTGATAGCGTTAATGCCTACTTCGTTACCACGGTCTGGATTGCCAGAACGAGCTCCTGCTTTGGAACTAATATTGGCATTAAATGTTTCTTTGGATCCTTCACCAACCAAAATTTGTTTAGCGGCTTCGGATAAGTTAAATTTTTTCATTTTGAAAAATCTCCTTGATTTATATTGGATATTTATATTTAAAGTTTTTTCAGGAAGTTTTCGAATATGTGTAGACTTACTTTCTCAATCTCCTTACGTGAAACTTGGCGAATTTCTTGCCTTGCTTGTTCGTAATTTTGTTCAGTCCATACACCATTGACCAACATCCATTCTTTGCCTTCCATAATACCTTGTACAAAAGCACCAGGTGCAGAAGGGTCTGCTACTATATCCGCCGCTGTGGCCAGATAGAAATCGGGCTGAACAACATTAACTCCGTTAACGTTCTTTAATGAGCCCATGCCTCTTGAAGATACACCTAACTGAGCACCACCTTCAATGAGGCTTCTGGCAATTGCTCCCATTGGTGTATCTAAAATCTTTGCTTTACCAATCCATTGTGTACCATCTTCTCTCAACGATACAATCATGTGAGACACACGGTCCAAATTAATGGAAGGAGTATCTGGATGTCCCAATTCACCGAAAGCACGATTCTTATTAATGTAACTTTCAGTATAACGGTCTACTTCTTTTCTGAGGGTATTGAACTCATATAAACGACCGTTCTTATTTTTTCTTTCGGCAACAAGAAATGGTCCTTCAATATGAAGAACTTTCTTACCGTCAGAATCTTCGGTAATGTAATTTACCGTTTCTGTAATCTCTTTAATGAGTTTCATTTATAATCCCATCGAATATCTTCTACGCAAGGACTGTTTTCTTTTTCTTAGTGCTTGTCCTAATTTAGCACGCCTCTTAAACTTACTCTTTCTCACAGCCATCTTACGATGTCTACGTTCGGCAGGAGACATACGAATCATCTTACCGCCACGCATTGTATAACCTGGAACGGCAGATACTTTCTTACGTCTTTGTACCTTACCTTTTCTAATTCTTACACGAACCAACTTGGTTCTACCCATTCTTTGGATGTTGCCTTCATCAAGGTCAAACATCTCCAAAGCTATCTTAGCCTTTTCTTCAGTCAATCTTTCTTCGATTAACTCATCTAATTTTTCTTCCAACATTTCTCTGGCTTCTACCAGTTTGTTGGCGAGAAGTTTAGAGACAAAATCTTTCATTATGGCTTCAATGCATAATTGCCATAATTAAATGCTGCTGGGTCATTAAACTGGCCACGTTGATAATGAGCATTATCTTTACGTAGTTCCATAATCATAGTATAAGAATCTCCAGCATTCATGTTACGTGTAGTGATACCGATATCACCGTTGGCACCAGCAGTACCTTGAGCATTATTTGGTATAGTAATCCAGTTACCTGCACCGTCATATTCTCCGTTACCATTTAACCAAAAGATTGGTGCTGATTGTGTGGCAGTCCAAGATAATAGAACGTCACCATTAGAAGAACAGTCATACCACAAACGGTATAGTCCTAAACCATAATAGGGTTTGGCTGTGTTACTAACACTAAGAGTAGACCTCAATGGAACGTTATTGGCATCCAAGGCACCATAGAGTGAATTAGCAACAATTCTATAATTGTTACTTTCTTGGCCAGAACCATCAAACTGACCAGTTAATTTAATAACTACGTGTTCAGTTGTGTCCTTGAGTGTTTGATATGAAAATATATTTGCCATTTTAGGTCCTATTTATTAAGTATTCTCAACCTCTTGTGGTTGTTCATCCGATTGTTCTTGCTCATCTTCCACTTCCGCTTGAGGTGTAATTAAATTCTGAGCAATCTCTTGTTTCTTAGCATCAATATGTGCTGTAATTTTATCGTGTATGCTTGCATATAAAGCATTACGAAATTCAACGCCATTGTCTTCTTGTGCGTAGTCAATAATTTGTCTAGTATAATCTGTCATTTTATTCTCCAATCAAGATATTTATAATATTTGTTTCAGTTTCAACAATGTGGCGCCACCAACTTCTTCTTTAGTTGTTTTTGCTTTCTGTTGTTGAGCTTGTTTTGCCATATTGGCTTCATGCTCCTGGTCGGCAGGATTCATAGGTTGAGCAGGTACTTGAGACAACATTTGTTGTTGTGCTATATCATTCGTAACACCAACTGGTAATCCAAGACCTTCTTCTTTTTCTTTGTCAATCTCTTTTTGCATTGCCTTGATTTCATCATCATTCAACCGTAGAACATTTCTTTGAATCCACGATTGTGAGAAATATCTACCTGTATATGGGTCAACTGATGCCAATAACTGTAGGCGATTAGTCATCAACTCGGCATCTTTAAGTTCTGTAAAGTTGTTGTCTTTGATGAAATCATAATGAATGAAGTTTTTAAAATCGTCCCATTCTTCATTCGTACAGATGCCTTTTAACACACATTGAATTCTGAGTGCTTGTTCAAATAGGTCTGTGAAACGATTACGTAATCTATCAACAAACTTAGCAAACTTTAATTCGTCACGGGTAATTTCATTTGTTCTACCAAGTGAGAAACCAGATGTTTCTGGATTCAAACGAGAAACTGGAACGTTAAGTGCCTTGTATAATTTCTTTTCGAAATACTTAACATCTTCTAACTCACCAAGATTTTGTCCACCTGGCAATGTAGTAATCTCTGTACCTTTACCGCCTTCTCTACGTGGTAACCAGAAGTCTTCCATCATAGACAAGAACTTACGGTCATCTCTCACTTCACCTGTATTGGCATCATATACCAATTTGTTCTTATACTTGACCATGATATCACGGAGATATTGTTCTGCTTTTAACTTTGGTAAATTACCAACGTCAATATAGAATATACGTCTTTCAGGTGCACGTGAGATACGATAGATAACTGTTGCATCTTCAATCATTCTTAATTGATTGAGTGGCTTGATTGCTTTGTGTAGATACGAAAGAACAACGGCTCTACGAGAATCCATAAGACCAGAAACAACGGCAATAATAGAATCAGTAGTAATTCTAACGCCAACAGGACCAAAATTAGAAGAAGAACCGGTAGTGACTTTATCGTTGAACAAATAGTATTCATTGATTACTTTCATTATTTCTACACCAGTACGTTCATCTTTCGTCTTTTTCATTTCACGAATCTTACGTAACTTTCTAGGGTCTACATAACGTAGTTCTTTGATACCTTCCATAGGCTTGGTTTGGTCTACGATAACATGATAGTACAATCTACCATCTACATAGTATCTACGGAAAATATCTTGTGCCATATTCTTATAGTTGAGTAGACGCATCACCGTTTCAAACTCAGCCTTGATGGCATTCTTAATTTTTTCTGGTTGTTTTAAATCGTCCAGTACGATTTGAAGAATCTTACCATCATCATCTTGGCAAATAGCTTCGCCTACGATATCATCAATAGCAGATTCAATTTCTGGCTGCATTGACATTTCTCGGTAGCGAGAGATTAATTCTACATCATTTTTTGCCGTTCCATCTAGGTCAACGTATGTACCATAGTAAGCGGCAGAGGTGATGGTTAATGCGCCGTCCTCATTAGCGGGAGGCGTAAAAGATTGCTGGACGTCAGCAGTTTCTTCCTGCTTGTTCCTAGCAATCGTGAAGCCAAATAGAGAAAATTTATTAGCGGCCATATTTTTTTAATTCCAATTCAAAAAAGCATAATAGAGGGAGTCGAAACTCCCTCTGTAAAATAAAATAGATTAACTTGTTGTATCTGTTTCCCACCATTGATATGCGAATGTTACTGCGTATTCTTCAATAGTGTCGTTTGAACCCCAATCTAAATCAATTGGTGCCAAATCTAATGGGTACATACCAACAAAGTTGTATGTTTTTAATTTGTCACCAGTTTTTCCGTATTGTGTTACTTGAGCATCAACAGTATAACCTGTTGGAGCCTTAGCACCAGGAGTACGAATATTACCTCCGTGACTATTGATTCCATTCATCCAAGATTCGATTGACCTACGGATTGTGAAATCTTCATCGTTGATAATTTGTAGTGTCCAGTCTGTGAAGGTTCTATTACCTGCAAACTTCAATTCACGACCAAAATAATAAAGAGGAACAGTACCAATTGTTGAACCTGGTAATTGTGCTGACTTGGCCATGAATGTGGCTTTCTGTCCTGCTACTACACCGTTTTCTGCGATTGTTGGGAAGTTTAAAGTTACTTGAAATAGATTGGGACGGGCACCGTCACCAATCATATTCGCTCTAAATTCTGCTACATTGAATGCCATTGTTTTCTCCTATATCGTTGTATATTTATTAGAATTGTCCAACGATTGTTGTGAAGTCAACACCAGTTCTTACTGCTACGAAATTCAACTG